GATGAGTTAGCTGCATGGAGATATCCCGACACTTGGGATCAACTTCAGTTCGGTATGCGTTTAGGCGATCATCCAAGAACTGTCGTTACGACCACGCCAAGACCAGTAACGCTTATCCGCAATCTAGTAAATCGCACCGATGGAACTGTCAAAGTCGTTCGCGGATCAACATTTGATAACGCGGCTAACCTAGCACCGCAGGCGCTCTTAGAGTTACAGGCTCGTTATGCCGGAACTCGTATGGGCAGGCAAGAGTTATTCGGCGAGCTACTTACCGAGTCAGACTCAGCCCTATGGACTCGCGCTCTTATTGAAGATGCTCGTATCTTGCCTAAAGATGCACCGCCGTATTACAGGTGCGTAGTCGCGATTGACCCGGCTGTAACGAGCGGTGAGAATAGCGATGAGACTGGAATCGTTGTCGCTGGTGCTACACCCGACGGGCATTACTACATCATCGAGGATGCTTCAGTACGCGGAACGCCGGAAGTATGGGCGCGCAAAGCCGTTGAGATGTATCGCAAACATAAATGCGACCGCATCATCGGTGAAGCAAATAACGGCGGTGACATGATTGAAAGCCTTTTGCGCCAAGTAGATGCGTCTATTCCCTATCGTAAGGTTCACGCATCGCGCGGCAAGAAAGTAAGAGCAGAGCCAATATCTGCACTATCAGAACAGTTACGCCTTCACATGGTAGGCAATGACTTCTCTCAGTTAGAGGATCAACTTGTGACATGGGAGCCAGATAGCGATAAATCTCCTGACCGCATGGATGCGATGGTGTGGGCTGTCTCTGACTTGATGAGCAACTCAGGTGCATTGCGTTCATTAGCTGCACTTGCAGATTTCTGCCCGTCATGCAGATTGCCTCTTGTTAAAAATACTCGCGTATGCCCTAGATGTAATACCGCTATAATTCCGAAAGACAATTAGGAGTTTCAATGGCATCTGCATATAACCCTGTAGTAAATCAAGGCATAGATTTAATTTTCACGGTGACATGGACAGACTCAAATGGCTCGCCTATTAACCTTACGGGCTACACAATCAAGCTCGCTGTTTCTAATCAAGTCACAAACGCAAATCTTTTGACTTTGCAGATTGGCTCAGGCGTGACAGTTGCAACACCATCGACAGGTGTATCGCAGTTCCAGATCACCGGAGCGCAGACAACTGCTCTAGGCGTTGGCACTTACTATTACGGGATTAAAGCCACATCAAGCGGCGGCATTAACTACGACTGGCTTGATGGAAACTTAACGATTGCACAGGCGCGTGTATGACCGACAACATTACCGTCACTAATACAATCCAAAATGTCACGGTTACGAATCAGCAGCCAAACATCACAGTATCGGCTGTCGGCCCACAAGGGCCAGCAGGAACAGCCGCCAACATTTTCTATACTCACACGCAAGCAACGCCATCAGCTACATGGACTATCAACCATAATCTTAATGGCAATCCAACTGCGGTAGTATTTGATTCTGCCAACACTCAATGCGAAGGCACCTTCAGTTACCCTACACTTAACCAAATGGTCATTACCTTCACCGCAGCCTTCAGCGGTGTTGCGTATGTTATTTAAGGAGAATACATGAGCCGCAAGTTTTTAACATCAATTGACTTAAACCAAAACGAACTACAAAACGCTCGTATCCAAAACCTTGCAACTGCGCCTTCATCTCCGGTAACAGGTCAGATTTATTACAACACAACATCAAACGCGCTTTTTTTCTATAACGGCACATCATTTATTAGCCCAAGCTCTAATCAAATTGCGTATGGACTACTATCGGCTCGACCAACAGCGGCATCTGGAAACTCAGGCACTTTCTATTACGCTACAGATAACTTCTTGCTGTACTACAGCAATGGAACAACATGGCAGCAGACAGACAACTTCGGCAGCGGTCAATCAACAACCGTAACGATTGCAGGCTCAGCAGCCGACGGAACATCAACTAACTATGCTCGCGCAGACCACGCACACGCTGGCCCGGGCTTTGGTTCAGTCACAGCACAGACTTCATTTGGCTCAACATCATCTGACGGCACAGCAACAACAGTTGCACACTCAGACCACTCACACGGAACTCCATCTTTATCAGCTACAGCAGCCGTTGCAATTACATCAACAACTGGCTCAGCGGGAACAGGCACAACAGCAGCGCATGGCGATCACACTCACGGTTTAACACCATCGAGCTTCACTCTTGATACATTTGGAGCGCCTGCGGCAAATGTTACTTTTAACAGCAAAAAAATCACCAACCTTCTTGATCCAACATCGGCGCAAGATGCAGCAACAAAAAATTATGTAGACAGCGTTGCACAGGGATTAGATGTCAAAGGCTCAGTACGCGCAGCTACAACAACTGCCGGAACTCTTGCCTCATCATTTGCTAACGGACAGGTAATCGACGGCGTAACACTTGTCACCGGCGATAGAATCCTTATTAAGAATCAGGCAACACAATCTGAAAACGGCATTTACACAGTCAATGCAAGCGGTGCGCCTACTCGCTCAACTGACATGGATGCGGGAACAGAATTCCCGGGCGCGTTTACATTCGTCGAAGAAGGAACAACGCTTGCTGATACTGGATGGGTATGTACTACTAACGCACCTGTAACAATCGGCACAACTGCAATCGTATTTGCACAGTTCTCAGGTGCAGGCACTTATGCAGCGGGCAACGGCATCTCCCTATCAGGCAACACATTTAGCTTCAACCCGCTATCAACTGGTGGACTCCAGACTGCTTCAGGCGGCGCGTCTATTTTGCTTCAAACCAACTCAGGTTTAGCAACTACTTCAAGCGGCCTCGCAGTAGGCGCTGGAACAGGTATCTCTGTTGTAACTGGCACAGTAGCCATTGACACAACTGTGGTTGCCCGTAAGTTCTCACAAACTCTCTCAACTTCAGCTACTTCTTACACCATTACTCACAACCTTGGAACTCTTGATGTCCATATTCAAGTTTATGCAGTATCAGATGGATCAGAAGTCATGGTTGATAACCTTCGCGCAACGACAAATACCGCGACTTTGAACTTCTCAGTTGCACCTAGCGCAAATGCTTACCGCGTAGTTATTGTTGGATAACGCTACTATTCAACCTAGCCTGATTTACAAGGGGCGCTAAAAAGGAGAGACGCATGGGTCTATTTGACCGTCTAGCAAAAGCAATCGTAGAAGCACAACTAGAGAAGGCTCCGAGCAATCTACCTGCCGGAGCAGTTGTAATGAGTGAACAACAAATGCGTGATGCAAATGTTCAGAACACTTACGGACAGCAAACTCCACTAGCGCGTAACCCACTTATGGCAGGTGTGCCATTTGGCCCGGGTATGCCAATCATGCCGGGAGCAATCAACCCGCTTCGCGATGATGGTCGAGCAGACCCACGCCGTTACGAATATCAGGTAGCACAAAACATCAACATTGGTACAGAGCAAAAGCTCGTACCGTTTAAGACATTACGCGGCGCCGCTGAGCAGATTGACATTGTTCGCCGTTGCGTTGAGGTGCTGAAAGCAAAGATTGCTGGACTCGATTGGGATATTGTCATTGCAGAGGATGCAAGCGAAAAGATTATCTCTGAAATAGGCGGCGATCACACTCGCGCTATGTCTCAAGCTCGCGCTAAATTCTCAGACGAAATATACCGCCTTCGCACATTCTGGGAAAACCCTGACCGAGCAAACGGGCTGACATTCATTGACTGGATGATGATGTCACTCGAAGAAATCCTTGTATTAGATGCTTGGGCTATTTGGCCACAGAAAACTGTCGGTGGAGATTTATACGGCTTCCAAATTTTAGACGGCTCAACAATTAAGCCAATGCTTGATGATCGCGGTATGCGACCAATGCCACCGCAGGTTGCCTTTCAACAGATTCTCTACGGCTTCCCACGCTCAGAGTTTCAAGCTAACTCAGATGATATGAGCGCAGATGGCGAGTTCACATCCGATGACCTTTCATACTTTATCCGCAACCGCAGAGCTAATTCCGTATATGGCTCATCGCCCGTAGAGCGTTGCTTACCGCTTGCAGACTTATATTTGCGCAGACAGCAATGGCTTCGCGCTGAGTACACAGACGGCGTTACACCAGAGATGATGCTGACATCCGATGCAGACTTCGGTAACGACCCGTTAGTTATGAAGCAATACGAAAACATTATCAACGACAATCTTGCAGGGCAGACAGAACAGCGCAAGCGCGCTCTTATCTTGCCAGCGGGATTAAAGCCACAGTTCTATGAAGGCTACGGCGAGAAGTTCAAAGCATCACTTGATGAGTATTTGATTACCTCTATCACCGGACACTTTGGCGTATTGCCAACTGAAATTGGGTTCTCAGCTAAGGGTGGACTCGGTGGCTCTGGACATCAACAGGGCGAATCGGAAGCAGCTCAGACAATCGGAGTAGCACCTCTTGCACAATGGATGTCTAAGATGATTACGCACATCTCTTACACATATCTTGGTATGCCGCGCGAACTAGAGTTTAAGTTTATGGTTGGAGAAATCCGCGACAACGAACAAATGGCTAAGAAGTCTGATCTTGAACTTCGTGGCGGCACTAAGACAATTAATGAGCGCCGTTCAGAACTAGGCTTACCGCTTCTTGATACACCAGCGGCAGACCAACCAATTCTTGTAGCGGGCAATGGCGTTTATCTATTTAGCCCAGAGGGAATCATTAACGCAGCGACACCCATTGCAGGCGTTGAGAATGTCCAAGATGAAGTTGATCCAATGGCTCCGACAACAGGCAAGCCTGAAGAACCAACCAAGCCTGAACCACTCATTGCACAAAACGCTGAAGTCGCTGACTATCAGAAAGCCGGAGTTCCATCGAAGGCTGAAGTCAAAGATGCGCTTTCTCGCTTAGCAATTCTGCCTAACGAAGCAGCCGAGCATCCTGTCTCAGACAGCCCTGACAAGTTAGCAAACTCGGTAGAAAGCCCTTGGCCTATCGTTGAAACTGTTGAAGGTAACTACATCGTAAGCCCGGATGTGTGGCAGAAAGCCCAACTCACTCTTGTAAATGTCAAAGAGCTATATGGCACCAACACAGGGTTAGACCGCAAAAATGTTGCCGACCATATTGAGTCAATGGGTCAGGCACTTACTCCATATCGCGGCTACCCACTCGTTTATGATGACGGCGAGAAGCAAATCATTATTGACGGACACCATCGCCTATTTGCTATGTGGCTTCTAGGTATGGATCAAGCTCCTGTATGGCTAGGCACACCCGACATGGCTAAAGAGGCAAGCGCTGAAGTCAAAGCGTTTCTTAAGTGGGCAAGCAAGGGCAAGCGCGCTCGTCAATTTGAGTTCAAAGCCTTAGACCCTATCGTTGGAGATGCGCTCAACCGCTGCTATTTTGACAATGATATGGAAACCGCAAAGTCACTCGCAAAGGCGTATCTGACATGAGCCTCGGCGTTCATCTAGTCGATGGGCGCATCGCCAGTAATGCAGCTATCAAGATTCGCGCTGCATTGAAAAAAAGCGTTGATGCCGAAGAGGTCATAGCAGGATATTTGCACACGCACCCAGAGGTAAGTGAGTTCATCTCACAGGATCGCGCTCGCGCCCGCGCGTGGGCTATGCACAATGTGCGAATAGATAATTCTGCATTAAACTCAGCTTTAAGACAACATTACGCAGAAATGTATGTAACGGGCGTGGCTTCAACATACGACGCGTGGGGCAAAATCTTACGAACTAAAAAAGCACAGAAAAACCCACCGCATAATTGGAACCCAGACGCTTTTGCTTTATCGGCGCTTAAAGAAACGCCTAACTGGGATACATGGAAGCCCGGAAATGCTGCCGCTGAAGCATTAGTTCGCCCGCCGGGTGGATTAGAAAAACTGCTCAACGGTATCAAAATCAATTCTTTGAATACAGATAAAACTAGCTATGACCTTTTAGGAACCAAATTAGCCGACGGTTTTGCTATTGGAGCAAGCCCAACCCAATTAGCCAACATGATTGAAGATTCACTTTCTTCACCTGAACGAGCATTGACCATAGCCATTACCGAGGGTGCAAGAGCAGCAAATGCGGCAACAATGGATTCTTATGCAGCTCTAGGCGTAGAAAAGGTGGAATGGATAAACGCTGACCCTTGTGACGAATGTGACCCAGATGGCGATATTAACGGGCAAGTCAGAGACATTACGGAAGAATTTTCTAACGGATACACAGCTGAAGATTTACCTGTCCACCCAAATTGTCGTTGCAATACTGCGCCTGCCGCTGTGGACTGGAATACTTTTGATTATGCCGGATCACTTGATGAAGCTTTAGCCGCAGAAGATTAAAATAACCATTACAATTACACGATAAACCGAGAGAAGGAAAATAATGCTTCATCACGATAACAATACGGTCGCAAATTCACCTACACCAATTCTTACTCTCCCAAACGGCGTAGGATATGTAGCGGTTCAGATTTACAATAATGATTCAGCAGCTATCTTCATTGGCGATAACGCAGTTGATAAGGCAAATCCCGGCATTGGATTAAAAATTGCCGCAGGCGCATCGCTTCAACTTTGGGTGCATGGCAACGAAACAATTTATGCAATTTCAGCGGCTGGAACTGCAAATGGTGCAGTAGCGGTTGTATATTCGGCTTAACAACTAAATATGAGTGATACTTTCGTTCCACCCGCAGGTGTAGCCGAAGCCGCTAAACGCGCTCTCGGTTGGATTGCAGATGGACACGCAGGCGGTGGTTTCACAGGTACAGGTCGCGCTCGCGCTTCACAGTTAGCAAATCGCAACGGTGTATCTAAAGAAACTATCAACCGCATGATTAGCTTCTTCGCTCGACACGAAGTAGATAAGAAAGCGGAAGGATTTAATCAAGGAGAAAAAGGATTCCCGTCACCGGGTCGCGTCTCTTGGGATGCGTGGGGCGGGGATGCTGGAAAATCTTGGGCAGAAAGTGTCGCATCTAAATTCAACAAGGAGAAAGCAACAATGACCAACGACTTCGCTAATTCATACGCCGCGATTATCAAGCAAGAAAAGCAAGATGATGGCTCACTACTCGTATATGGCAAGGCAACCGATGACTCTCTTGATATTGACCAGCAAATCTGCGATGACACATGGCTTGCCTCAGCAATGCCTGAGTGGTTTAAGACAGGTGGCAATATCCGTGAACAACACTCATCTATCGCAGCAGGAGTAGCAAAAGAATATGAAGCTAAAGCCGATGGTCACTATATTTCTGTGCTTGTTGTTGATCCAGTTAGCGTTAAGAAAGTGGAGTCAGGCGTACTTAAGGGCTTCTCAATAGGGATTAAGTCACCCCGCGTTGTACGCGATCAAAAGGCTGCAAATGGCCGCATCATTGACGGACAGATTGTTGAAGTCAGCCTTGTAGACCGACCAGCTAATCCAAACGCTAAGCTCATGCTTGCTAAATCAGTTGATGGCGAAACAAACCTTGTTCGGGTTGAGGAATACATTGAAAAAGCAAAAGAACCAGATTACGCAAACATGCTCCCCGGCGGCGAAAAATCAGAACCCGCAGATGCTAACCTTTATGCCAAAGTTAAAGCTGAAGCAAAGCAAAAGTTTGATGTTTACCCATCAGCCGTAGCAAATGCTTGGGTTGTGAACGAATACAAAAAGCGTGGCGGTAAATACAAAGCCAAGTCTAAAAAATCACTTACAGGAAATGAGAATAAAATGTTGGCAGAAGTTATTAAAGAATTACACGCTGATTCGGCTAAGTTCGATAAGGCTTCATACGATGCAGCCCGTAAAGGTCTAGCACAACTCATCATGTCCGAGGCAAGCGAAATCGGCGAAATGGATTCAGATGAGCGCGATGATATTGAGACACTTCTTGCAGCTCTCAAGCACCTATTTAACTTCCGCGATGGCGAAATTGACGAAGATCAAGAGGCAGGTATGGCTCCAATGATTCAGATGGCAGCGATGTCAGACGAGATGAAAGATATGCACAAAGACGGTGGATGCGCTGATTGTGAGTGCGAAGGTTGCCAGTCATGCGAAGGTTGCGATAACGATAACTGCAAGATGTGCAAGTGCGGATACGGCATGGCTAAGTTTGCTGGCAAGTGCCTTCAATGCGGATGTGGCGTAGTCGGAGACGATCACGGTAAGACAGTAGTTCAGATTCCGGGCAACAACGGCGGGATTCGTACAACTGCAAATGTCTCAACTGCACAGATTGTCACACCAGAAGAAAACGCTGGTTCAATTAAGTCAGCCGAAGGTGAAGATGCACCTGTTGAAGAAGTTAAGGCTGAAGAAGTTGCAACTGAAGAAGTTGCCGCAGATGCTCCCGCTGAGGATGCACCTGCCGAAGAAACAACAGAAGAAATCACAGAGATTCTTGGTGAGAAGTCAGTAACTTCTATCATCGAGAAAGCATTAAAGAGTGCGTCTGAAACAGTCAAAGCTGAGATTGCTGAACAACTCGCTGCATTAAAGGCAGCCGAGGAGAAGGTGGTAGCTCTTGAATCAGAACTCGTAATTGCTAAATCCGCAGCAGTAGCCGGTGGCCCAAAGCGCACTGGTCGCGTCGCTGTAAACGATTCAAATGAACTACTCATTAAAGCCGCTGAATACCGCGTAAAAGCAGCAGCGACTTCAGACCCAATTCTTGCTAAGGGTTACAAGGCATTAGAGAAGGAATATCTCTCTAAGGCCAGCGGAACTCAAGACGCAGAATAAACCCACTCGAAAGGAAACACTCACATGGCGCTACAGGCACCTAAGGCTTCCGATCTCTTTGGTGATGTTGATTCACCAAAGAAGGCCGCGAAGCGTATGGATGAATTTCAGTCTGAACTGAATAAGTCTTTTGCACTACCTAACACACAGGGAATGACACCTACACAAGACCCAACAGCGGCTCTTGAAGCACTAGCTGCTACAAAGTCACTATCACCTGATGCACTTGCTGGACTCAACAACGCAATCGCTTCACAGCGCCTTGCATTGCAGGATGTTCAGAAGGACATTTCTCTTACATCTCCACTCTCAACATCTTTTGCAGCCTTCGACCTCGAAGCACCTGCAAAGCTGCTCACACCACGCCCAACACCACTTCGTAACCGTATCCCTCGCAAGAAGGGCGTTGGTACATCACACCGTATCAAGCGCATCACCGGCTACACAGGTACAGGTACAGGTGGACAAGGTCAGATTTGGCCGGGCATCACAGAATCTACAACTACAGCTTTTGGTTCAATCAACTTCGAGCGTGGTTCAAAGATTTCCTACACAGCAGATGACATCATCTTGCCGTACAACTCATATTCACTATCTGACTCAGTTAGCTTCGATGCTAACTTCTCAGGTTTGGGATACCAAGATCTTCGTCAGCTCTCATCAACATCAACACTCTATGCAACAATGTTGATGGAAGAGCGCATGATGCTTATGGCTCGCGGTACAGCATCAGGTTACGCAGGCGCAATTTCAGCTCCTAGCGCACCTACACTTGCAGCAATCACAGCAACAGGATCAGTTACAGCACTTGCTAACGCTACATATTATGTATATGTCACAGCCGATGCAGGTATCTCATCAACAGGTTTTGGTGAGTCCGTAACATCTTCAGTAGCATCACAGGCTACAAGCTCACAGGCACTCACAGTAACAATCGCACCTGTAACAGGCGCGATTGCATACAATGTTTATGTCGGTACATCAACTGGTGCAGCTAACGCTAAGTTCCAAGGTCGTACAACAGGTACCGTATTTACACTTGGCGGTACAGGAACATCATCAACTGGAAATCAGGCTCCACTCACAACAACAGGTGCAGTAGCAACACGCGCTGCATCAGATACCTCTGCATACGCAACAGGTTACGATGGAATCCTTCCTACAGTTCTTGGCGCTAACACAGGCTACAACAACTTCATTAACTCAACATTCTCAAATACAAATCCGGGCACAGAGTTCCAGACAGTATTTGCAAGCCTCTACAACTCAGTAAAGGCTGACCCAGATGAGATTTTGATGAACGGTTCAGATCGCAAGCAGCTCTCAGACGCAATCAAGGGTTCTGCAAACGCTAACTACCGTCTACAGATTTCACAGGATGAAGCAACCGGAGTTACATTCGGTTCAGTAGTTAATGGAATCGTGAACGAAACAACAGGTAAGTCACTAGACATCACAGTTCACCCTTGGCTTCCACAGGGTGTAGCTCCTGTTCTTTCCTACACACTTCCAATTCCAGACACCGAGGTTTCAGATGTTTGGGCAAACTACATGGTGCAGGATTACATGGGCATCCAATGGCCAGTAACTCAGTTCGCGTACGAGTTCAGCACATACTTCCGCGGAACATTCTTCTGCTCTGCTCCAGCATGGAACGGCGCAGTATCAGGAATCACCGCAGCATAGTTAAGTAAAGGTTGAGCCCCGTTAGGTAAAGACTTAACGGGGCTTTACCCTAAAAAAAGAAAGGCAAATAAAATGGCAAGACTTGTACCAAGAGATGGTTACGCAAAAGAAGTAGAGATTAAAAGGCAGTCAGGCACGAAAGTTTTACGCGCAGGTAGAGATGGTTTATATCGCACAGAAAATCCTAAAGATATTGCTGCTCTCAAAGCAGAAGGTTTTACAGAAGGCAACTTAGCTCTACAAACTGATGGCGATTCACAACGCGGGTATAATTGCATGAACTGTGGTTTCGGATCATGGTTCAGAAAATGCAGTCGATGCGGTCACGAATCGTCAGCACCTAAAACAGACGGAGATTAAAAATGGCTTCAGCGGTTTCGCCAATAACTCAATTTCAATCGGGTTCTTACCTCACAATCGCTGAATATAAGAACGCTCCAACGGCGATTGACTATAACAATCTCGTCGTAGGCGGTACATCTGCACAACAGGATGCCGAATTAGCCGCTGTTATTCAGCGCGCTTCATCATTTATTGACATCTATGTAAACCAGCCGCTTATCGCTCAGAACTTTCAAGAGCAGTCTCGTACTCGTATCACCCCTGAAGGCTTCATGGTGATTTCACCTGATTTCAACAATGTTGTCTCGCTTAACTCTCTAGCTTATGGCGCAACTCCAACTGCCATGACACAGGTGACAGACGGCGCGCTTGCCTCGTGCTGGTTTGAAAAATCTCAGATTATCTACCCAATGAGTCAGGTCGGAATCGGCTACTCATCACAAGGGCCGCTATCTTTCGGCTTTCCGCCATCGATTCGCTCTCGTATCTACGCCGCGTATAACTACACAGCGGGCTATTGCAACGGCTTAATCAACACAGCTACAGTCGGCGCAACATCGTTTACCATGATTGACCCAATTGGTCTGACCGCTGGAACTGTCGTGACTATCTATGACGGCGCAAACACAGAGCAGGTAGTGGTATCTCCAACTTATGCCTACGGATCAACAACGGTCTTAATTACTACTGCACTCAAGTACACCCACGCAAACGGCGTTGCAGTAGGCAATATGCCACAGGCTGTAAAGCAGGCGGCAATCCTTATCGCGACAGACTTCCTCAAGGTGCGTGGAGATAACTCGCTTACTATGGCTGTCACAACTCGCGCTTCATCCGGGCCAAGCGTTCAAGACATTATTGGCTCAGATATTGCGCTTGCTAAAGAATTGCTGGCACCTTTCCGACGGATGCGCTAAATGGCTGTCGGTCGCTCTCAGCTTCGCTCAACACTTTATTCGTACCTCACTGGTGCGTCTATTCCTACGCTCAACCAAATCTTTACATCATTTCCAAAGCGCATTAACTTTCAGGTCAATACAAGACCGGGGCAGTTATCTCGATCTGCTCTCGTAATCTTTATTCAGAGCGAGCGCGAAACTCGGTTGGCAATCGGCGGGGCAACTAATGGATGGAAGCGCGTAGATTTTCAAGTTGTATTACAGGTGTTCCACCACTCTATGCAAAACAACGCCGAAGATGCAATGACAGATTTTGATACACTAGTGGATAGCATCAAGAATACGCTCCGAGCTAGTCATAACTTTGGTGATACAACCCAAGTCAATGTCTGGCAAGGCGCGGAACCTGTGATCGACTGTCTGTACGGAGAACCGATTACTTCGGATAACGGAGCAACCGAGACTTGGGCAGAAATTCGATTTGATGTTACCCAAATGATTCAGGCATAGGAGAACGATGGCTACATATCAGTACAACGGTACA